TTTATTCATGAGCATGTAGTTCATATAATCTTTAACTCTAGATGCTTGATCTATTTTTTCATCTGTCTGTGCACCAACGACTTCAGTTCTAACGGGTCCATCTGAAGGGACTAATTCTTTTACTGCTTGTGCTTGAAACTGTGTTGCTGATTCTGCTAGTAGTGGATGTGTTACACCCGCAGCACCTAAGAATGGTCTAGTTGGAGACTCATATTTAAATCCTAATAAGTCTAAACCTTTGATGTAAGTGTCCACCCATTCTTGTCTTGATGTTTTGTCTTGGTCATAATCTGCTACAAGTTCACTTCCAAGTTTAGCTAGCTCTTGATCGCTAAGTCTTTCTGCTAAGTTTGCATAAAAAGATTCTTCTTGAACTTCTTCAGGAACTTCACCTGCAATTACATTATCCTCTTCATCTAAAACTGTATCGACGTCTTCAGGAATAGATCCTGTGTTTTGATCTTCAATTTCTAATTCTCTATTTTCTAAGTCTTCCCTTGACATTAATATACCTTTGTTGTTTTACGTCTGTTGCTCATAACTTTACCACAACCTTTTGCAATAAAGCCTCCTGTTCTTAAAGCTATGCCTTTTTCTTTTTTAAATCCTTCAACTCCACCTGCAACTTTTTGTGCGACTTCAACTTGTCCTTTTACTTTAGCAGAAGTGTTTGCTTGTTCAACAGCTTGTTTTATATATTTATCAATCATTAAAATAATGGTGCAAAGTTAGATCTATCTACCTCTACCAATCCTCCTATTTTATATCCCTTCATTTTTCCTTTTGAAGATCCTTGTAAATCTATTACTATACTTTGAACGAAATTTCTAGGATCATCTCCATCCATTTCTAATTTTTCTAAATTGCTTCTAGAGTCAATATTATCATAAAACTCGTCCATTTCGTATTTTTTCTTAAATGCATACATAGGAACATTATTTTCAGTATCAAATATTTTGTAAGGTTTTTGTGGGTCTGAGTGATATACTTTTCTAGTTATTACTTTAGCTCCTATTTCGTCTGCAACATCTTGCATAGCTTTAGGCACCACCGCAGTTCCTTTTAGTTGCCCTGTTTTATAATCTCTGTATTTACCAAACCCTTCTCCCTTAGCGTTTGTAAAAATTTTACCTGACTCAGGAGATCTCTGTAGACCAGCAGGTAGTTTATCTCCACCTAATCCATAAAACTGTTCAATCTTCTGTTTATTGTTTTTACCTAATTGAAAGAAATCAGCTGGAGCTAATGCAATATATCTTTTGTTATTTTTTCTTGCATCACTGACTAACGATTTAATATTTGATTTAACCCAAGTGTTTTCATTGCCCATTGGAAAATAGTCGTAAGATTTATTTTCATAATCATATATACTTCCACTTCCAAAATCGTCCGATGGTCTAGCCTCTCCTGATCTTGCAGGTGCTCTTTGTAATTCAGCTTCTTTAATTTTTAATTGTTTATTTAATTCACCTAATCTATCAAACTCAGGTGGCGACAATGGTCGATCCATAGCAATCTTGTTATATTCTTGAATCTCATCTAATAAATCTTGGACTTCTCTTTTTTTAATATTTGAAGTTAGCTTTCTACCGTATGGATTTTTCCTAACCATTTCTTTAGGGTCAATAATGTTACTTCCTTCCTCTTTGAAACTTTTAAAATGTCTAGACCCTTCTTTCGCTAACGTTTGATGTGGATCTGATTGAAGTTCAACCATGAAATATGTATCACCATAATTATCTACACCTCTAGTGTCATATCGAACAAAAGTCACAGCATTGGGTTCATTAAAGTGAGACGACCATACTTTTCTAGGATTAGAATTTCCTGGAATATTTTCATTTAAATATAAAACTTTTTCTCGGTAATCATATCCACCACCAGGAAAAGTTCCCTTGTGTCTTGGTACATCAGTTGTTTTAACTGCACGCTCTGCAATACTAATTGCTTTATCATATTCATCAATTAAACTTCGTACCATCAACTTCTCATTATCATTAAAACTATCTAATGCTTCATTTAATCTTGTTCTAGTTTGTTTTAAATTAAAAAAATTTTGTTTAGTTGTAGATAATCTTGCTGCTAAATCATTAAAGTTCATTCGATCATTAGCTAAAGTTTTAGCAACTTTATTAAGATTTGACCGTGCAGCAATATCTTCCATTTCAGTTATTTTACTTAAAATCATGGAGTCTACATCTTTACTTAATCTAGCAAAGGTTGGATAAGTATTTAATACTTCTTCTGTATTAATTGGATAATTATAATCTCTTATTTTTAATCTATAAGTCGGATTAGTTTCTAGTGCTGCTAAAATTTCACCTTTAGTAATTTTTGTATCAGGACTATCTTGTGCTATTCTAAATATGTCTCCACCAACTGCTTGATCTCCTTTAAACATGACAAGACCAGAATCAGATAACTCTTCAGATTTGATTCCTTTATTTCTTAATCCTTTTAAAAACCCTAACCACTGTTGTGCAGTTGCAACTTCATTTCCTGATTTACTAATTTCATCAAATGCAACTGAACCTAAATATTCTTTAACCGTACCATCTCTATTTGCTCTCAAGCCTTTACCAAACGTTAATGGTTCTCTTGGAATAGTCAAAGCTTTAGAGGAGTTTGCTGTAACTTTAGCATTATAATTTTCTTGATTAATTAAAGTTTGTTTTACAGATTCTGATCTAGCCATCACTGGCTCCATGGCCGAAGCTTGTCTTAGTACAGGGTTAGTTGCTACGTTAGTAAAAGCTTGTCTTTGGTCTTCAGGAATAGCCATGTACTCTCTGTAGTTGGTTGCAAAATTTTCTGGTCTTTGTCTATATTCAGGTAAGTTCGCAACAAAGTAATTAAAGCCTGGATCTTGATCAGCTCTTCTTCTAAAGTTTTGCATTGCCTCTGCTGATTCAGCCGCTGACATTGGTTGCAATGGTTCCAGCGTCCGTGGGCCACGTTTCGGCATCAATGCACGAATACCTTTTTGTGCACTTCTAAATACAGGGCCTACGAATGGAATAGTCCCCGCTACACCTAATGCCGTTAGACCTACATACCCCAACGCTTCAATCGGAGTCATATCTTCATAACCCTCTTCACCTCTTGCTGCTTTAGCAAGTGCTTGTGCATCTTCTAATGCATACTTGTAGGACTGCAGCTCACCGACCACGGGCGTAACATCTCGTGTTATTCCATAAGCGACGTTTTGAAATTTCTTTGTGGCTTCATCTAATTTTTTAGGATCTAGATTTGCAATCTCATCCTCTCTTAGAATTGTATTGTAATCAGCCATTTAGTTCTCACGTATAATATTTATATTCTTTCGGTGATCTTACTTCATCTGTAGGCTCATAATCAAAATCAGCTGATATAAAATTACCTTCTCGGTATCTTAACACAGCTTGTGTGGTACTGTCCACGAGGTCGTCGTGTTCTCCGTTAGGAAATGCTGCACATTCTTCAATGACTTCATGAGCGAATTGCATTCCCTCTGGGTAAAAAACCATACCTGATGCAAAGACTGGGGACACTGCATTCATATGTGAAACTTTATCTCTTCCTCGACCAGGGACAAATTCTTGAACTGGAATTCCTGTTCTTCGTAATTCTTGAATTAGGGGTAGACCACTGGCTTTTGCTTCAACTACACAAGCCTCTGGTTTCCAATATGTATATTGTTCGGTGGCCACCGCTTTTAATTCAGGAAAGTCCCAACGACCTTTTAGTGCATCAAGCAACATCAAACATGGTGGAGAATCTTCGGTTGGTCTAAATACTCCCCAAGTAGTTATTGCACTATAGTCCGCAGAATCTTTTTTTGAAAAAGCAGTGTCTAAAGATTGAATAACAAATTCTAGTCGTGGTATGTCCCCCGACCATGGACGCCAGTATTCTCGTTTGATGATGGCTCCTTCTTCTGAAGTTGGGTTTTGCATGTACTGTGCATTCCAACGTTGAGGAGGAATAGATGCTTTAACAGATTCTAATTCTTCTTTCTTCCAATACTCAGGCCATACAGGTTCTCCGTCGTCCAGGAGCGCTGGAAACTCGACCAACTCCCACTGATCAGCTCCAGGGTTTGCGTGTGCTCTAAGAAGTCTTCCTGTTAGATCGTCGGTTGCCCATCTAGTCATTACGACCACGATTGCTCCACCAGGTTGTAAACGTTGACGTGGCCCTGATACATACCAATCATATGTTTTCTCCATTGCAGAATCTGACATAACATTTTGTTCGGTATGAGGATCATCAATTATTAATATATCTGCACCCCTACCCGTTATGGCACCTCCAACACCAGCTGCAAAATATTCACCCCCCTCTGAGGTCTCCCAACGACCTGCAGCTTTGCTATCCTGTTGGAGTCCCATATAGTTAAAAATTTTTTTATATTCGGTACTGTCAACTAAGTTTCTTACTTTTCTACCAAATCTTTGTGAGAGTTCCGCATTGTGAGAAACCTGCATGATTTTGGTTTTGGGTCGGAGTCCCATTATCCAAGAAGGAAACAAATAAGATGCAAACTCAGATTTAGTATGTCTCGGTGGCATATTGATTATGAGTCTCTTGATCTTGCCTTCAGCGACCTTGTTTAATTTGTCAGCAATAATTTGATGGTGCCCCCACCTAGAAGGTTCATCTGCTTCTCTACAAATAAAATCTGGCCAAACCTGTTTAACAAAGAAAAGGAATTCTGTTCTGGCTTTCAGTATCTTTTTTGCGTCTAGAAGTTGTTTTACCTTAATTAATTTCTCTTTTGGTAATAAATCTAAATCCATAAGTATTTTCTGCTTACTATTTCTGTTTATCTTTGCAATTGTCTCTCTTGTCAAGTTACATTCGCGAAATCTGGGGGGTGTAGGGGTAGAAAAACGCGATTTCTAGATTGGTGAACTAAAGAGATACTAATTAATATGGTGAGATGGTGAGATGGTGAACGCGTGGCGCGTTAGCGCCACGCATGGTTGATTAGTTAGGTCGTGTCATATCACGCGTCATTGTAGTTGTGTCGCGAACAAGTCCGAATTTCTCCGCAAGATTACCCGCAAGACCAGTCGCAAACTGTACTATCTTTTGGTCGTCTTGATTTCTATAAAAGAACTCAAAGATTTGTTGGTCAAGATAACCCGCCACAAGTTGCCAATCAATAGTACTAGCTTGTTTATTTTTTAAGATTTCAACAAACTGTTTTATCTCGGCTAACTTTTGCGCGTCGCTTTTTTCAGATGATATAATCTCATTCATTTTTATTATTGCTTTTGTCATAATGAATTATACCTCTTTGATTGAGTAAGTCCAGTTAGTTCTTATATTCTTTTTAGAGAACTTTCTAAACAATTCTGGATATTCTTTTTTAAAGTTTTCACTATCAAACATATTATACTCTTTTGTATCTTTATTGATTTGATAATGAGTTGCCTTTTTAACAACGCCCAATCCAGTTAATGATGAAACACCATTAACACCAAACATGTCAAATAATAAAATTAATTCTGGTTTTATTATTCTATTCCAATCACTTGTTAATTGGGCTTTGTTGTCTAACAACTCACAACTATTAATAACTAGTTGTTGTTGTTTTCTTGATAACACACTCGGTGTGTTTTTCTCTTTTGTCTTTGTCATGTTATATACTCCTATGTTTATATTTATAACAAGGATTAATCTAGATTATCCCATGACAATATCAAGCTTTATTTTTAATTTTTTTCATTTTTATTTTAACCCCACAGATGAGCCATTAGCCCAACAACCCACAACCACAGCGACAGGACACCCAACCAAGATAATTTCGCGGTACCGCGAAACTCCTGAACTCTATTTATCTTTCTTCTATCGTTGAACTTTTGTTGGGAAATGGGAAATGGGAAACCATTTGCACCAAGGCCTACCTCTTCGGTACGCTGGTACCCCGTAAATGCCTTACATTTTCTTAACACATCAGAACTCCTTTCTTCTAATGGCAAATGGGAAACCACCAGCTTCCGAGCTGCTGGGACCGTGGACCAGCGTCCAGGGCTCTCTACATCCATCAACCCTGCTTCTTTAGCGTTGGGATGGGAAACGGGATCTAAATAAATATCGCGATGATCATCAAGCCCACGAACAAGCGACCCCAGTCCGAGCGTAACAAAAACAAACTTAACAACATAATAAACCAATGCATGCATCTTACTCCTCCTCTTCTCTTTCTGCTAATATTCTATGAGCTGCCTGCTCACACGCCCACCAGGCCAGCATGTTTTTCAATTGAGTCATTGACCCAACGTCCTTAGCGCCATTGAATTGGGAAATGTGTTTGAGAATGCATTCATTTCCCATATCATTTGACTCTTGGTATAGTTGATCCCAAATCTCCTCCTCATGTTCTTCATAGAATTTGACGGTGTCAACATAATAGATCAGCGATGGGATTAACCCACCGCTGCAGCCGTGCTCTGCTACTTCTTTAATACTAAACAGTTCGGCTTTCTCGCCTTCTATTAAAAATTTTTGTATATTCATACTTTAGCTACCTTCCATGTGATTCCTTCGGCATCTGTTTTATATTTGAACTTGTCGCCGAGATTGTATTGGATTACATTAAATGGCTCATTCTCTAAAATGCCAATGCCGTTTTTCTGATCGCCCTTGAAGATTCTACACCACATCTTCTCATCACCTCTTTTGGCATCTTTAAACCAGACATACACCATACCTTTCCCCCATTTGGGATTATTCTCAAATTTTTTAATGCTGAAGTATGCTTCTTTTCCATGCTCCTTACATGAAAACATTAAATTGTTTTTTTCTGAGTGCTGTAGTTTTTCTTTTGTCATCATTTTTCTCCTTTTGTTTATCTCCCATGTACATAAGATGATTCACCTCAAATGTCAATACCCTAAATAAAAAAATTTTTAACATATCTATCTACCTGCGATCCTAACTCTGCGGACCACCGTACCAGCTCCTAGAGGGGAGTTTATATTTAAAAAATTTTGGATTTGGGTTGGGAGTTGGGAAATGGGAAATGGGAGCGAGGCAGTCGCACTTGACTAATTAGTTTAGAGTATCCTCTAAAATCCTCGCCCCCTAATTAATTTACCACGAACAGTCGTAGCCGATTTCTCTACCTGCTTGTAGTTGTTCTTTACACCACTTTATAAATTTTTCATCTTGGGCTTTGTATTCCTTGACCTGTTCTTCTTGGAATTGTTGCCCCCAGAAAAATCCATCTGACACAAAGCAATCATAATAATTAGTCTTAACTTGTTCATATAGAGCTTTAACTACTTCTTCGGTGATCTTCACTCCACCTTCACCACCATTAAAACCTAGATCGAAAAGCCAGTTTTCCCCTTTTTGCTTTTCAAATTGTTTTGCAAAGAACTTCTGTAGTCTTGCGTGCTTTCTCCAATAAAATTCCTCATGAACTTCACCGTTTGAATCACGAAAACCTGCATATTGATCTAGTCCCATATTTTCTCCTTTGTTTTTTGTTTATCTTTCTCCCATGTATATAAGATAAGTTTCTACAAAAGTCAAATTAATTTTCAAAAAAATTTTTAATGAGCTTCGATCCTGAACGACGGTCCGAGCGTACCAAGCCAGTCTGATTTGGTATCATCACATATCTTGGTTCTTGAACGGGAAATGGGAAATGGGAGATGGGGCATATAGGTTTCGCAATAAACACCGAGCGACATGTCTTGAACTACGGTGGGAAGCTTTTTCTCTACGCCCCAAGATAACGGTAGCCCAACGGACAAACAGGAGCTAACAAGTTTGAGATGATTGAGCTACCATGACCTAATATAATTTATCCCATGTTAATGTCAAGCATTATTTTCTATCACCTCACGCTGCACGGTCCCCAGCTCCTGATCCAATGATCCTGCTTTTCTGAACAAATCGCTAATGAATAATGGGAAATGGGAACTGAACGGTGAGCTTCTCACCAACGGCGGTACCAGCTGCCTCCAGGGTCCAAGGTCGATGGTCAAACAATGTTGAATTTATAATGGGAAACGGGAGTTGGGATCTACTCTTCGCTGCTGAATCGCGGTCCCCGCTCCAGCTCAGAGTGCAGGATGGTATTTAATAAATCTTGATGATTAATGGGATACGGGAAAATGGCAAACGGGATGGGGGTCGATGGTTCATGGATCATGGCCGATGGCCACTGGTACAGTTTGAGAGACCTCTCCTTGAGGGCCTTTCGCAAGATAAATACTCTACCTCTAGCCATACCACGCCTAATAATCCACGATTTTTGATATTTAGATAGTCGGAGCGCTGTACCAGAACTTACCTTTAACTCTAACCAAAACTCTATACCATTACAACAACCATTAACGTCTGGTATTCC